GAACGATATAAGGCAGTGCAGAAAGCATACAGGGAGAAGCATAAGGTATCATACAAGGAGAAGAGAAAACTAGCATACCGTAAAAGGATAGATTATTATAAACAATTATATCAAGACAAAAAAAATTATTTCCAACAATACAGAGAACAACACCGACAATATTATCGTGAGTATTATCAAAAATACAGGAAATCATGTCCAGCTTACTATAGCATTGAAGCGAAACAAAAAAGACAATGTCTAAGAAATGAAATTTTAGATAATATCAAAACTATACCTAAAAAAACTAAAAACATTCAATCAGTATATTTTGATATACCTACTAAAATTATAATCAAGTTTTAACGTTATAAATATAATTTCGTATATTTAACCTATCATTTAACTTATCTATATCATTTTGTAAAATATAAATTTGATATTTATACTTTTCAATCTCATCTTTCAATAACAATACATTTGATTTATGTTCATAACATTTACTACACTCATCACAACTGAACAATGAACCCATATATTATATGTCTATATTATAATGCCTACATACTACAAAGATGGTTATAAGTTTGTTGCGCCTTCTAATACAGAACACAAGAAATATGATGTATATGACGTTAAAACAGATAAGAAGATAGCAAGTTTCGGGGATAGAAGATATGAACATTATCACGATAAAATAGGATATTACTCACATTTAGACCATAACGATACTGCGCGCCGTAAATTATATAGAATACGCCACGCAAAAGATTTAAACAATAGAGACGGGGCGGGGTATTTTAGCGCCACTTATTTGTGGAGTTAAAAAGGGTTAAATAATAGCAACTATAATATTATTAACAATGACATCAAATAACAGATATGAAAATGGAAAAATTTATAAACTTGTAAGTAATAATACTGACAAAATTTATATTGGTTCAACTTGTAAAGAGAGATTATGTCAAAGATTAGCAAAGCATAAAGAACATTATAAAAGATGGTTAATAACTGATACTAATTTTTTAACAAGTTTTGAATTGTTTAAATTAGGTGATGTTGAAATTATATTATTAGAAAGTGTTAATTGTAAAACAAAAGATGAATTACATGCAAAAGAAAGAGAATATATAGAAAAATTTAAAGATATCGTTGTTAATAAAATTATACCAAATAGAACACAAAAAGAATATCGTGAGCAAAACAAGGATAAAATAAAAGAGTGGTTAGAAGAAAATAAAGATAAAATACGAGAAAGAAGAAAAGAATATGGAGAAGCAAATATAGACAAAATTAAAAAACACAAACGAGAATATTATCAAAAAAACAAAGAAAAAATAATAGAAAAAGTTAGGCAATGGAGTGAAGTAAATAAAGATCAAATAATAGAAAAAGGTAAGATATATAGAGAAGAAAATAAAGATAAAATACGAGAAAGAAAAAAAATTAAAATATTATGTGTATGTGGAATTGAATGTAGAAAAGACGACCTTTCACGACACGAAAAATCAAAAAGACATATATCTTTCATATCTTTGATATTTTAGACACCCCCAGTTGTAAAATATAAACACATCTATAATAAATGGAAATTTATAAACATTGTTTTGAAGAATATGAAATTTCAAACTTTGGAAATGTTAGACGAAATGGTAAGGTGTTAAAATGTTCAAGACATTCTGCCGGCTACAGATACTTTCAATTGCAACGAGATAACAGACGAATAAACTATATGGTGCACCATTTAGTCGCCCGTGCATTTATAGGGGAACGTCCTAAAGGTTTGATAATTGATCACGTTGATAGAGACAGAACTAATAATCACATTGATAATCTCAGATACACAACATACAAAGAGAACAGTATTAACAGTTGCACATATAGACACGATATAACAGAGCGTGATAGGATAGAACGAAGAAAAATTCTAGCAAGGTTATATTACAGAAACAAAAAAATAAATACTACATAATATCATTTTAATGATTGTCCCCCATTTTGTAAAAATTATTATAATATTAATTACAAAACAGGGGACAGAAAAATAAATTCATTAACAATACTATATGATACAATCAATAGCGTTTCCTTCTTCAATGTCTGATAGTGATGTATATGATTACTTAAAAGAACATAATTTAAAACCTATGAAACCGATACATCTAATAGGTAATTGGAAGAAAGCAAGAATTAACGAACCTGTCAAACATAAAAAATATTTTACAAAAATTTTACCAAATGGTATTCATTATATATACTATTTGTGATGTTTGTGATGATGTGTATGATGCTTCTTTTGTTGTTTGATACAACACGATGATGCACAATTACAGTCCATGTCTATATCATTACATAAATCCTTAACTGTAATGTTCGGCGTATCATCCTTTTCTTTTTCTTTACAACAACATTGTCCCATTTTATATATTATAATTCAATAATATATATTATGTTGTCTGATGATAGTAGATACAATATTATTAAAAAACCAGAACGTAATCGTATAGTAGATAACACGGTTATAAAGTCATATGGTAAATTTGATGTTCATAACACAAAGTTTAACAAACTAATAAAATACATTACAACATTGAACAAAGATTATAACGCTAAAATTAAAACTCAGACTGTTAAACAAAAAGCATTAAACCTAGTATTACAACAACAATTAGATTTGTATAGATTAAAAGTATTATATGATAATTATATAAAGTTTAAAGAAACTAATGACAATAAAAGTAAATTACAGGAGATGATATTATATGTATCTGGTTTTAGAAATTTTTGTGGAGCAGGCACCGATATATACGAACAGATTAGATTAGACAATGACAACCCGTCTAGGATGTTTAAAATAGATAATATATGTGTTGAACATGACATAGCATACACACACGCAAAAACAATAGATGAACAACATATAGCAGATAGAAAAATGATTAGTGAGATTGTAGATAAATACATAGTTAATTTTGATAAATCGATGCTAGGCCGGAACCCGAAATCATTTGAAACGTGGTCTGATAGTATTAAAACGATTGGTAGTTATATTATGTCTGGAATAGAGGGGTATGTATCTGGTGAAATGATATTAAAAAGTTGGGAGATTGTTTTAGGAACTGGTTATACAATGGGTAAATCAATTGTTAAACCCGCAGAAACATTACGGAGTTTTAAAGATGTAGCAAGTAGTTTTGTTAATGTGGGTAAAAGTGTTATTGAAGCAACTAGACTCGCATCTGGTAGAAGACAACGTTATTATATACCGCCTCATGTCAATAGTCCGTTTAGGTATGCTAAATATTTTATGGAGAAAACAGGATTTCAATTATATGATGCTTTAGGTTTTATGTATCAATCAATTAATCCTAACATAAAACGATTTGTAGTGAATGCCGGTTTTACGACATTAATAAGAGATAAATTTTTGGCGTCTGTTGCTTTATTTGGTATATTAGGTAAAACCATTATAGAGAATATACAAATCTCGGGTGTTCCTATTTTAAAAAATTATTTCAATGATAAAGGTGTTATAGTTGGATTAACATCAGATGAAGTATCAGATGAACTTATGAAAAATATAATAGATATGTATTCTAATTTACAGAATGAAATATTAAAAGAAAGTAATATGGATAATATTCAACCGATAACAGAAAGTGATTATATTAATATTGAAATAAATGAAAATCCTGAAATGTTAGTTAATGATTTTAAAGAAGTATATATGATGCAGAATGAAAACATAACAACTAAATTTGATAGATACATTCATGACCCCCCGCCTGTTTATACATCAGAAGAATTATTAGAAGATAAAACAGTATATGATGAAATTGTTAATAATACCGAAGTTGCTTCTGATAAGTTAATAAACCATATTGATAATGCTAAAACAGTTCCATCCGAAGAAGTTAAAGAAGTAGTTAAAGAAGAAGTTAAAACAGTTCCATCTGAAGAAGTTGAACAACCTGTTCGTGAAACTTATGTCCCTTATAAATATCCTGTTATTGTTCCAACTAAAACGGATGCTCTAATTAATCAACTTCTTAAACCAGATTATTAAATATGACTGTTTAATTTTATATATTCTGTTATTATATATAAATATGCCTGCCCATACAGTAGAACAATTACAAGCAATAAAAGCGTCGAATTCAAAACAAAAGATTAATAAACTAAAGTCTTATCTAAAAACATTAAAAGCATATAAGTCAAAATTAATTAAAGGTGATAAAGAAGATGATTTGAGTTTTGAACTTAGAAAAAATAAAATGATGAATAATCCTGAGTATTTAGAATATAGTAAGACAGAAGACAAGAAATTAAATGAAGAACAGTTAATAGCAAAAATTATAAAAATTGAAGAAAAAGAACATATAGGTGATTTAACAAGACTTAATAAATATGATTTGTTATTAGAAAAAGAAAAACATATCGGAGATATTCTATGGGGACTTACTCAAAAAGGAAAGAGGGAAAGCAATACAAAACGTCAAATTTCTTTGACTGATAAATTTTCTATTGATAACGCGTTAGAAGAACCTATTAAAGTTAAACAACAAGAAAGCGCAGCAGCTGCAGCAGAAGTTGAACAACCTGTAGAAGAAGTAGAAGAAGTAGAAGAAGTAGAAGAAGAATCAGAAGTTGAACAACCTGTTATTCATATAGGACAAGAAGATGAAAAACCTGCAAGTTTAGGAACATCACAAGACCCTAACTCTATTGTCGATAAACCTGTGATTAAAAAAAAATTTATTTTTGATCCTATTGTAGTTCAAGGTTATGAAGAAAAAGTTTCAGGAGGTACCTATTCACACGAAGAACGTTTATTAAATTTGAGAGAGTATAAAGATTATTTAAAAAAAGGATTATACAAAAAAGATAATGAACTTATCCTGAAAAGATATCAAGAAATTTCTGAACAAATACAGACTGTCGAAGAACAGGTAGGGGGTATGGTTAAAATGGGACAAACAGAAACAACGGGTAATATCCAAGCAGTTAATCTAACACCTGAAGTTAAAAAAGTTTCTACACGAGCAAAAACTGAAATGATGCCCGAATTAGAAAAGAAAGAAGACTATCAATCAACAGTTTTAGGAGAAGGAGTAGGAGGAGCATCTAAAACTGCTTATGATATTTTATCAGGAACATCAAAAAAGAAAATTGATGAACCCGTTGTTGATGATATACCATATGGCCAAGGTGATAAAAATATAGGTTCAGTTCGTATGATAGGTATAGGACCTTATGAAGAACTTGCAAAAAAGGATGATGTGTTGCCTAGTCTGTCTGAACGTGAAAAAAGTTTAAAACGTTTTGCCGACTTTAAATGGATTACAAAGGGCGGGAACAATAACAGTGCTCTTGCTGATATGTCTCCATTTCAGAAAATAGATGATTTTGAACATAAGATGAGATATGAAAAAACATTTAAAATAAAAGCGAAGATACCTATTCAATATTGTAATAGACCTGACCTAATTAAACGATGTCAAAAATATTTTGATCCCGTTGAATATGTCCCTAATAGTAAAATATTAGTTGTTGAACAACCTTCTACCCCTATCGGTTTTGCTCAAAGTAAAGAAGATAAAGAATTTGTTAGAAATGTATTAATAAATGAAAAAGGTTTTGATAATACTAAAAATTTAGAGTTCATCCCTAAATACGAAGATAGACCTAAGAAAACTAATCCATTTAGTAGTTGTTATAATTTACAAAGTTATTATCCTAATGAAATGGTTGAACCTAAAGGATTTGATGATCCATTACAAAAACCTTCTATTGTTATACATCCTGACACATCTCAAATTATGTATGTATGAGAAATGTTTAATTATATGTATATAATATATGAAGACTAAACTAAAAATTTTGAAAGTTCAGAAAGAACCTAAGACAAACAAGACACTAGGACAATTAGAATTATATAACCCTTGGACAACTAAAGCACAACAGACAAATGATAAAACTGTTAATAAAATGTTAGTTAAAAAACAAAGTAAGATAGATATGAATGTTAAAAAAAATAATTCATCTTCTGATAGTTCTACAAGTAGTGATAGTGATGATATATTTAAACCTAGTATCAAACCTATTCCACAACGTCAAAGTTTTAATGTTAAGAAAGAACAACCTAAATTTAATGGTTTTAATATTGAATATATTCCTGCATCAAAGAATGATACCTTTCAAAGACCTGCTATGAAAGAAGGTATTATACCTAAATTCCCATTTATATGTTTGATAAATGGTGCAGTGGGTAGCGGTAAAACAAATATGTTATGTAATATGTTATTAAATCCGTTGATGTATGGTAAGGATAAAACAGGTAGTTCTTATTTTGATGATATATTTGTTTATACCAATTCACACGATGAAATTTTAGAAAAATTAATGGACGATGGTATTATACCTAAAAAAAATGTTAAACATAATCCAGATGAAAAAGATTTAAAGAAAGTTATAAAATTACAAAAAGAAAATGTAAAAAAAGCAAATGGTGATTTTAGTAAAGTTCCTAGATTGTTATTTATATTTGATGATATTATAGATAGTGATTTAGTTAAATCAGCACCTTTCAAAACATTATGTATTAGAAATAGACATATGAATGCAGCTGTTTTTATGTTAGGACAATATTTTAATGCATGGCCAAAGCAAACAAGAATGCAAGCAACAAATATAATGGTCTTTAATGGCAATCTAGCAGAAAGAGAAATGATATCTGAAACATTCTGTCCGTCTAATATGACTAAAAAAGAATTCAATGATGTTATATCATATGCATGGCAACCTGAAGAAAATAATAGATATCCATTTCTACATATCTGTAGAAAAGAACCTAATGATAAACGGTTTAGAAAGTCATTAATAAATTTAATAGATTTAAAGTCGTTTATAAAAAAAAGTTAATGTATGTTTAATATATAATGGATAGTTATTCAGGTTCAGATTCATCATTAAAGACTTATAACACAACTAATTTAAGGTTATCAACTGCTTACAAAACAAATAGTGCAGACCCTGATACTAATTGTATTATTCAATTAAATCAATCAAGAGTTTTAACAAATGTAGTTAAAGCAGATGTCAATTATGTTAGTGTCAGTAATGTTTTTCATAATGTTGCTAGTTATAATAACAAGTTTCAGATAAGTATATATGATATTAATATTGGTCCGCCTGTGACTCAATATAGTTTAGAAATGCCAGTTGGTTATTATAATAGTACAGAACTAGCTGCAACATTACAAGCAGGATTAAGAGCAATAGATGTACGATTACAAGCGACAACAATTGTATATGATACTGTTATTCAAAGATTTATTACTGCTACAAATGCATCTCAGTATTTTGTTGATTTAGAAGCATTTATAGGAAATCGTAATAGATATGCTAATAACTTTCTTTGGTTATTTGGTGCAAATGTTCAAACTAATGTATATAGAATAGGTGTAGGTAATACAACAACGCCATTCCCTACAAATCTGTATGGAGCAACATCTGTTTTTTTATGTTCTCGAAAACTTGCGACAACAAAATCTGTGTTCAGTCTAATAGACAATTCAGATAAAAAAACTTCTACTATAGGTAATGAAATAATGGCCATTGGTATTAATAGTGCGTATGGTGTTCATGAAACGTATTACAATAATGGCAGTGATAGAGGTTTAAACAGTTTTTCAACAGGTTTCGTTTTGGATGAAGTTGATATTCAATTAGTTGATGAATTTAATAATGTTTTAGAAAGTGATAGACCACTAAATCCTATTGTTATAGGTATTCGTTTGACTTATATTTAAATGCTTTTCTAAATATTATATTACTCAATAATAATATAATATGGCTTTTATAATTAATCAAATTGTTTTAGATAATCAACGTGATACACAAACTAACATACTATGTAATAATAGTGAATTAGCATTTACTCTAACGGATAAATATACATTTGACAATGATGTTTTTTCAAAGGGTATCAAATTAGCAAATGAAAATGACATTCAAAATTTACAAAATGAAATTGACACTCTACCTTTAGCTGCATATAGTTATATCAATGGTAATCAAGAAACATCACTATTAGGTGGCATCCCGTATGGGACAGGAGGGATTAACACATTAGTTCAATCACCTGACTTACTTTATGACGCTTTTAATAAGGTTGTAAAAGTTGATAATGTGAATTTAGCAACACAGACACAAATTGATACATTACAGGATGAGATTGATGCCTTAGTACCTAATAATCCTAATGTTTGGATAAATAGCGCAGGAATCACATCAACAAATAATCAAATATCATTTACAGATGGAACATTAAATGGTATGGTTACTGACCCTTCATTTACATATTTTAATGGTGGCGACCCTGTTTTAACTGTAGGTGCAGCGCAGATTGTATCAACAAACAATAATATGAAATTGGAAACAACTGATTATATTTTAACAACCAAAGATATATATTTACAGGGGACAGAAGACGTTCAAAGATATTTAACAGTAGGTGTGACCAATCAAACTGACAATGTTAAAACATATGTTGATATTAATTCTAATGATTATATTTGCAGTAATGGATTAGCAACAAAAACACAATGGAAACTAGCATCAGAATATGATTTCGATAATGATGTCAGGATTGGCGATATAACTACAACTAAAAAATTATACGTTAATGATGTTGAAATTGTATCAGGTGCGACAGGTCCTATGGGTCCTCAAGGCGCAACGGGTCCTCAAGGGGATACAGGTGCAACAGGTGCAACAGGTGATACAGGCGCAACGGGTGCAACAGGTGATACAGGTGCAACAGGTCCAACAGGTTTAACAGGTGCAACAGGTCCAACAGGTGATACAGGTGCAACAGGTGTTCAAGGGGCAACAGGTTTAACAGGTGCTACAGGTGTTGTATCTGTTATACAAAATTTAAGTAATTATTATGTAAGTTCATCAAGTGGTTCCGATTTAGTAGGAGACGGTAGTGTTTATAATCCTTGGCAAAGTATTACTAAAGCATTAACTGTTTTATCTGCTTTATCTGGTGATATAGTAGCATCTGTAAATATAGCTGCAGGAACATATACAGAAAATTTAACAATAAATAAAAGTGGTATTGCTTTAATAGGTAGTTCATCAAATCTACCTAACCTCACTGTAATCAATGGTAATATTGGATTTAATATGACACAAAACACTTTATCATATTCTGTTGGAGGTCTTCAAAATGTGCAATTAAATGGCCTTTTGGAGCATAGACAATCAAATGTATATCCTAACACATTGAATGTTTTGAATTGTTTATTTGTTGCACAATCTGGAAAATCAGCAATAACTACAATTGGAACTGGAGGCGGTATAAATGGTGATATGACTGTTCAAGGTTGTTTAGTTTATATGTGTGAAAATACTATTGCTGTTGATATTAATAACACTGGTGTCAGTATGATTAATACACAAATAACTAATAATCCCACTTTATCATCTTCTCCGACAAGTTTAATAACGGTTGCAGGTGCAGGCAGAATTAATTTATTCGGTTGTTCTTTATATCAGTCATCATCAGTATCTACTGTTTCACCTCTTGTATCTATTGCTAATTCATCTACTGTGACATCAAGTTCGACGATTAATTCGTGTCTATTAATTTACACGAGTGGTGCATCTGATGCGGGAACAGGCAATAAAGCGTGTATTAAATTTAGTGGAACTGCTTCTATGAACACTTATACCGTCGTAAATAATTACCTACGATGTGTTGGAGCAACAACTAATTCACCTAATACATATTGTATTCAACGAACAGGCACAGCTGCACTAGCTTTGATTATAGGTCAAAATGTAGCACCTAACGGAACACATAACGTCCCTGCATCAAGTGGTTCATATAGTAAAACAACACTATCAACAGTTATTTAAAATCTAATATTGCCACTACCTTTTATTTTTTGTTTCTCTTCATTTGCTTTTCTAATTCTATCATCACTTATGTCTTGATATTTTTTAGGTGTATCTTGTGATATTGTTTTAGATGGACGACATAATGGATATTTATCATTTTGAGTATTTTTATGACCACACGGATAATATCCACCTTTGTCGTTCGGTTGGTTCAAATCGATCCATCCTTCATTACGCCATCTTTCTAATTGTGATGTTTTATGACCTGAATATTTTCCACCCATCTCCTTATATTTTTTTACGATGTACATACTTTTAAAAGCACCTGTTTTTGATTCAAATTTATCATCTGCCATATCTTTTGCTTTTTGATATAGTTGTTTGTTTAGAGGTTTGCTCATTATAATTATTATTGTTATAATAATTAGAATGTATCTATAAAATTATATCTCCGCAAAATCTAAACACGTGGCGTAAGTGAAAAACTTGTTTCTGTGAAAAATTCTAATCTATTTATACCAATATTCACATTAGTCCAAGTTAGAACTGGATATATGAACCAACCTGCCTCCAAATTAAGAACAGTGGTTATTCTTTGATTAATTAACAACCCACCTAAAATTGGGATTGGATCAGTTAATCTCTGTGTGTATAACAAGTGTGCATTAGCATAACCTCTATATATTGCTAAATTGTATTGAACACCACTGATTAAATTATTTCTGCGCATTAATACGTAGAGATTATAATCAAAATTGTATTGGCCGTCTGTATATACATTCACACCCACCCATTTTGGACCGTAATTATTAAACAAACTATCAGGTACAGAAAATATGATTTCTTGATTACTGACAGACTTACATAAAAAATTGGGGTTATCGTATGTATTCATTACAACTGGTAGGAACGCGAAAACAGTTGGTAGGATAAAATCTCCGCGTGGGTTGCTACCCAAACTTGGTATATCGTATTCGAAGTACGTGCGGACAGTATCACATGTTTGATAATAGACAAGAGACGTTAATTGTTCGTTATTTGGGAATAATTGAAAAACAGAGTTTAAGGGACATAGACCCGTTTGAGAAAGTGCGTTCCCGCCATTCGCTTGGAGTGTAATTGATACACTTGGTCTATTTAATTTAGGAATAGGAATTATAATAGCTCTGATATATTGTTGCTCGAATTGGACATCTGGTTGATATCCTTCGTGTTGTATAAAAAATGGAATATATGGAATCGTAATAGTACCTGCGGGAAGTTGGTCATCTGTGTATATTAATTGCCTCTTACTAATGTCGACCCAATCAATATTATTTGGTGATGATTGAAAACATGCTCTAATCTCTTTTAAATCTACCATATTATATGTTAATCCTATTCTACCAGTTAATGATAAAGTATATTGTTGATTTGCTGGATATCCGTTTAGTTGAATACATTTAGGTGTATAATCTGTGGTTATTGTATATTCATTAGGTGGTGTATCTACAATTGTTACATTTATTGATGTTGCTATTAGATTATTTACCAAGGGAAATGGAATCTCATACTCTGTCTGGACTGGTGTTGGCATTATTTCGATTATACTGTTAGGAATATTAATAACTGGCGATTGTCCTCTTGATATTGCGTTATAATTATAACGTAAATCTATAGGATCAGATGGTCCCATATATTCAATTGATAATCTAATAGCGAATGACCATGTATAACTTTCATAAATAATATTATGTAATTTAAATCCGTATTCTTTATCAAATCGAACATCCCATAATCCTGTTAAAGTAGATTGATTACCACAGAAATTTGGATTATTTTGCGGTTGAGTGATAGGGCTATTAAATCCACATATATCTATAATTTTATCACCTGTCGTGTCTGGTACTTCTTCAATCTGAAAACTGCCAGTATTATCGGATTGTAATGTTCTGCTATCTCTAATAGGTTCTTTAGACATCCAGTAATTTATTACTGCAGTAAAGCGATAGACGCCCTCTTTGGCATAAATAGAAGTAGGGTCTAGCATAAAATTACTACCTCTCTGATCTACACCTGATCGTTTCCATCCTTTACTTCTAAAATTGCTTAAATAAGGATATGTGAAAAGTCTATTTGGTTGTCCACTCGTCCAATGGTATCGCTGGCCTCCATTAAATGTAGTACTATTACCAAGACTCGCAAACATATAAGGTTGAGAAAACATAGCGGGAAGCAATGCGTTTGGATTGTTAATTTTGTGTAAATCTGTTATTAAATCAGGTTGAGTTGTGCATACATAATTAGTTGGATTTTGATTGGTATAAACATTATTTGTAAGTCTATCATAAACACTGTCATATTGTTTTAAAACTAAACCTTGTATGAAAGTGCCTCTATAATTTGACACATTATTATTATTGCTCCAGTATGCTAATATAGACCAGTCATCTGGATTAGTATCAGGTTCTTTGTTTATATTTTCACGAATGGCAATATATTGAATTTCAAAATATATAACTACTTGATCTTTCTCGTATAATGTATTAATTTGCCAATCATTTTTGTATATCATAGCTCCTTCCAAATTAATTGGTGGATTTCCTGTTCCTTCACCTCCGATATATAGTCCTTGATAGTCCATTTAATATTATAAAATACGATTATATAATAAAATGTTAATAATGAATTATTATTGAGGTTGAACAGGTTTTTTTGAGATAATTTGCATGTATGCATGTGGCCGTAGCATTCTATCTGTTAATCTTGGTTCCTGTGAGTTATCAACTTGTAAATGTTGTCGATTACCGAATAGACCCAACGTTTGTCTCGCTTTCTCTGCATCTAGTTGATACATATTGACATTTGATACAGACTTTGGATTTAAAAACGTTTCTTGATATATTTGTGATGCCGTCCTTGGTTCAATACCTTTATTTAATTCTTTAGAGTAATCGAACTTAATGTTTGTTCCGTTTCCATTTCCATTAATTAAACTAGTATCAGTAGAAGGATACACTAATATTTTACCTAAACCACTTTCCATAAAATCTCTACTATTTTGATTTGCAACATTTATTTTTTCTCTTTCATAAGGTGTATTTAGTTTTGCTACACTTTCTATCTTCTTTTCTGTTTCTGTTTTAGGTTTAATCATATCTGGTTTAAATACTGTTGTTAGTTTATACACTTGCTCATCTGTCATCATATTTAGTGCGGGTGCTTGCTGATGTATATCACCATAGAGACCAGAGATATGAGGTGCCATTTCTACATATGGTTTAGACATAGCTTGATCATAGAAATTACCCTCAGAACGACTACCTATTTTAAGTTCATAAAGTGTCTTTGGTTTTCCTATTTTTTCAAAATTTAATCCACTGATAACTTCTCCACGTCGTCTTATCAATTCTTTTTCTTCATCCTTACTAATCCCTAAATTAACTTCAAAATCTTGATAAGGTGAAAATGCTACCTTCTGAGGATACAAAAACTTATCGTGAGGGCGTTGATATGCTGTTTGGTCAAATTTAGGTTCGGTTAAATCAAACTCTGGTATGTATTCTTTTCTTGCGTAGTCATAGATTTGTGCTTGTTTTCTTGTTTGACCTATACGTGCCATATATAATTTAGTATTCTAAATTTATTTATTTCATAACTGTTATTTTGCCATCTTTATATTCTAAGATTTGTAAATATTCAACGGTGATATATACGTCAAATTTACTATTTCTATCTATTGCTCTTATACCGCTCATTAAAACAGTTAATTTTCTTTGAGAGTTAGTAGTGATACCAGATAAACCCATATCTTTATTTCTTCTTAAATCAAATGCCATAATGCACCCACCTGTTGATAAAAAATCTTGTGCAGGTTGGCTACTAGGGACATAATTTGCTGTTGAAAAACTGTAATCAGTATAATTGACACATCCTATTGATGCTTTATTATATGTCATCTTTGGATCAACATCATTGCAACTGGCACCCGAAATATTGTTTAATGCTTCATTTGTCATAATATAATAATCTTGAACAGTAGATGGATTAAATTGAGGATAGTAATAATCACCTACTCTAATTTTTAATGAAGGTATTATACCTTCTTCATCTGGTGCTGGAAAATCAATTAACTCGTTAAAGTCATTCGCGTATATAGGTGAGCGTTGATTAGTATTATATATAGCTACACCTTGGTCATTAAACGCTTGACTATCAAAAAAATTATAATCAGAGCGTATAAATTTTAGTTGAACATTAAAGACATTAGCTGCAGTGAGAGGTAATGTAAATTCACAAGATGATGAGTTTATCTGCTTTCTTACTGTATATTTAGTTTTATATGGTATCTGAATACTATTATTTTTAACAATTTTATTAATTGAATCAAATACTTTTACTGTTTGATAATTCATATGAACTTTTTTAACATCGATCGCAAAACCATTATCAAAACCAATATTGAATGATGGATCGCCTCCGAATTTATACAAATAAATACATTTATCTGGTTTGTCTAATGTAATCCTTAAAATACAATCTTTTAAGACAGAAGACGGTAATGGTTTTGATTGATTGAAATATGGGGATATCTCAGAGAGCGGTACTGTAAAATTAATATTACAATTTGTAGCAAATACAGGATACAAATATTGTTGTGCTTTCTTATCATAACATAGACCTCCTGTCATAGCGTTAATCGTATCCATTCTTTCTTGTGAAATCTCATATTGTCTTGCAGTTCGGGTTTCATTAAAAAAATTTTCAGAAAATATGATTTGTCCTGCAGGTGTTAATAATTCAACACGATGAAACAAGTTTAAAACAGACCCGCCGGTGTTAAAGTATGATTTATACGCCTGTGGATCAAGTAATGGTGGATATAACGCATTATTATTATAATTGCTACCCCATCCAAAATTATCAGTAAAACCTTCATTATCTGAACGAACATTTACTGACAAATGAATATAACTATTAGTGCCTATAAAATATTCATCATCAGTTAAAGTATCAAAATTACACATTAACTGGTATCCTTCTTTATAATTTTCAACATCCGGAGAGATAAAACGATTTTGTTTAAATTCTTTTTGAATTACACACGATAGGTTTTCTTCACAGTCATATAGCATATTGTTTGATGACATTATTTCAAGTCTTTCATCAACTTTAGTTTCTTTAACTGGTTTTACCTGTTTTGACATTTATATATATTAATAAAATAGATATAAATAATAAATAATAATTTAAGTTGATTGAGATTACAAAAAAAATTTTTTTTGACTACTTATTGACTACGACGTTAGAAGTAGATACGTTAGCAATCTGCAAGTAATTGACACTTACAATAGCGTTATAGGTATTTGCTTTAATTCCAGAATATTCAAAACTCAAAATTCTGTTGTTTGAAGTGGATGAACCAGAGATATTCAGACAGTTAGAACGTTCCATATTTAGACCGATCAAGAAACAACCAGTCCCGAAACCCGCTTCAGTTCCCACAACTTTAGTATATTCAGAAAATGAAACAGAGCATGGGGATAATTTATTTAGTGTTTTCATACTATCAGGATCTTCAGTAGAAGCGAACGAAATGTTAGATAAAGCATCACTAACCATATGAAATGATTGCGTACTTGTCTCGATATCGTATAATGGCATTACCTGATTACCTAAACGAAATCTGAACTTCATGCCACATAAACCACCTGCGTCACTGTCAATTACTGCAGCTACATCATGAATACTTGATGCAGCCATTGGACTGGTATATGTATTTTGAGTTCCCCAATCACTAGGAGTTCGTTTAACAAATTTAACAATTACATTTGAAATACGAGCTGCTGATAATTGAATATCAATATTGCCTGTCCCGCCTACTTCGTATTGATTCGAAAAAATCGTGGAATAGGCATATTGAAGACCCGCAGTCGACAGGGAATTTGCGGAAGCCAAAATCAAACTATTAACACTATCAAATAATTCACACTGGTCTAAATACGACGTAGCACTGTTAATATTTACAACAACGGTGTTAAGATTAGTTGATGCGAGAGCAGTACCCGCTTGATTATATAATGTAATACATTGTGAAACTTTAGCCAGAGATAAACGTAAGGTGGCTCCTGCCAGAAGTTGCGGAGGAATTGGTGATGCACACCCGAAGAACGAATTTAACTCCCCCAAAGGTATGGAAAATGAAATTTCTCTATTAACAGGATACAGAGGATACTTTCTGCGACCTTCAGAGTCTAAAGATGAACCTCCCATTACTCCTAAATAGTCCCTACGTTCTTTATTAATTTTAAATAATCGTGAAGTAGTTCTTGCCTGATTTGCGTAAGTCTCACGAAAAAGTAATTCTCCTGAACGTGCGCTCATAGACACTTCATTAAAAAGGTTAAGAATCGAACCTCCTGCATTATAAAAACTTTCATTAGCTGTAGTAAGGTTATTACCCCACCCCCATAGATATGGATCAGTATTGACGTTACCATTTGTAGCATTCACCTGAATTTTAAAGTTAA